ATCTTCAAGCAATTCTTTGTCTGTTTCTTTTTGTGCTAATGATACTGACTCATCTTGCAATGCATCATAATCAGGAATGTCAGGCAAAGGAGGTGGTTTAGGTTTTACATAACCCGGACAGTTTGGGTCGCTTTGTGGGTCAAAACAAGAGTCAAATCTGTATATGTACCTTACATCTGCATTTTCTATACTTCCTGTACCTTCTTGTTTAAGCCTACCATCACCAAATATTGCTAGAGGTAAATAAGGTAATGCAATAGTTCTTCTAACCTCAATACCACCTTCACGCTGTGACCAATCTTGTATGTCTTGAAACACATAACCACCACCTACTTTGTCGTTTTCTAATGTAACAACGTAATCATCTTCTTTGTTTTTAATAGGTGTGTATTTGTAGGTAACACCTGATACATCCATGCCACCAATACCATCAGCTCCTAAATAGGTAGGAGTCATTGTCCATTCTAAGCCACTAATTGCTCCGTTTGGTGTGTATCCAAAGCTGTATGCGTGTACGCTAAAAGAGTAAGATAGCAGAAGCAACAGCACCCATAACCTTGAGAGCATCATCTCTTTTCTCCTGTGCAGACTTTTCATGTTCACGTGTTTCTATTGGTATGTCCTCTGTGTGTACTTCCCAAGCTCTTGCGGCGGCATCGCCAATTAATCCTTCATATGGGCAACTCGTTCCTGCCATTTTCATGGCTTGAAATATTGCAGGGTCTTGACACAAAAGACTCACAGAAGCCACCTTCATCCCGGCTGAGTAGAGCATCCTTGCCTTTTTTAACAGCAAACAATTTGCCTCTGTATATGTAGCTCCAAGGCTCAAGGATAAGATTTGAGTGCCTAAAGCACCACTAGATGAGATAGTACATAAATCTGAGTTATTACCACCTACGTTTGGAGATATAGCACTTGGTGGCGGCGATTTAACTGTCGTAGTGTTTGTACCGTTTGTAGTCACCGTAGATGTCGTATTTTGCGTTATTGAGCTTTCGTCTACTGCCATTACAGGAAACACAAAAACAATCCAAAAACAGGCAACTATGCCAAATGCTATTGTGTTGTTTATACGTCTGTTAGACATTATGATAAATGATACCAACCTGTTGCTATATATTTATTATTTGATATTGGTGGATTACCTCTATGTGTATGGGTAAAGTAAGCAGGAAATATAATTAATCTACCTGCTTTCGGTTTTACTCGCATACTGTAATGTAACAATTCAGTTTCACCGCCTTCAGTAACATCATTAAAATAAAATAACCAAGTTAAAACTCTTGATGAAGTAACCATTGAAGTATTTTCACAATGCCAATTATGATAACCACCACTTAATTCTGTTTTTTGCATTTTATTACAAAAAGAACTAATACTACATCCTTTTAATACAGGAAAATCATCACAATATTTTGCAACATAAACATCTAATAAACTATTAAATTCCTCATTTAGATTTGGATTTCTATCATAAAGATTAAAGTGAGTATCTTTTCTAAGAATACTAGGCTCGTCATCAGAATACATTTTAGATGCTTTTTCTGCTTCTTTAAATTCATCAATCATTTTGTCACAACTTTCTTGGTCAAGACAGTTATCATATAATCTTACAAAATTGTCACCATTCATTTAAGTTTAACTCCTTGTGCTTTAGCAATTAATTGATTAAATGTTGATTGTCCTTTAACTGTTTCATTTCTAAAACTTTCAAGTGCTTCTGTTTGACCTCTGTTAGTTTTAGACATTTCTAATTGTAATGTAGGCATCCAGCTTATAGCACAAGACCAATCATCTACTGTATCACCTGTATTTGGGTCTGTGCCACTAACTTTTGTATACCACATACACCTGTAAATTTTATTATTCCTTATCTCTTCACATTCACTTCCAAGAGGACAGGTAAACTCTACTTCTAATTCTTTTTTACCTTTTGGCATTAGAAATAATTAAGATTTACATTAACTCGTCTATTTGCATTTGATGTTGTTGTGCTGTGATGTGGCTTACTTGCATCAAACAACAATAATCTATTTGCAACACTTTTTATTTCAGTTCCATCTTCTAGTACAGTTGCTCCATTATTTGTATTAATAGAAAACAATGCACCTTTATGTTCGTAATTAAAATCAATATGAGATGGACTGTGTATTATTTCAGGAGTTCTTAAATACATATTACATTTAACTCTTATAAGACTTTTTACTTTAAGAAGTTTTAATATTGGTTGGAATATGTTCCAGATATTAGGCGATTCAAAAATCATTTCATTACCATATGATGCAGGTGTTTCATTACCATAACTTCTATGAGACATATAAAAATTCCATGGTTTTTGTTTACTATCTAGAATTTCATCTTCAGGTGCATTTGCTATAGAGTCTTGAAAATACCAAGGAAACCCTGCACTCATAATATAATTACTTACCTCTCTAAAAACATCAGGTGGTAAAGCATTATCAATAATTTTATATTTACTTTCTATCATATGCTGTATTAGTATACAGCATATGATATTTTATTGTTACGGTTTTGGATGTGCTGTTTTTACTGCGGCAATACCATCTTTCCAAGTAGTTGTTCCATTTATTGCATCTTTATATTGCTGGTCTAACTGGTCACCAATAGAAGCATAACTAGTAGTTTCATCATTATTTCGTTTCCACCCATAAGTGGCTTCTAAAGCTGTTTGAGCATTTGCCGCATCTGTAACAGCTTTTTCTTCTGCGGCTTTTTTAGTTGCGTGGTCATCTGTAATAGTTGAATATGCTGAAATACTGTCTATTGTTTCATTAGCAGTACCATCATTGTACTCAATCCATCCTGCTGAACCATCCCATTGAATAGCGTGAACATTTGCAGATAATGATACAGAATCTAACGTACATCCATAACCATCTACAGTTACCCATTTATCGTCTTTAATTATTGTTAATGTTGCCATATTATCTCCTTATGCGTCTTTGCTACAAATAATCATATCAATATACTGTGGTGCGGCTATTGTATGCGTGTGTGAACCTGCTGAACCAGTATCTCCTGGAGTTGTTGAGCTTGTTGTTCCATCTCCTCCACTTGATATTGAACCTGACAGATTGTGTGAGTGAGAACCACCACCACCAGTATTTGCTGTACTGCCTGAACTACTGCTAACAATACCACTATGATATTGTCTATATACATTTCCAGTAGCAACTGATGTAACTACACCACTATGACTGTGAGATGGTATTTCATTAGTAGTTAATGTGTGTGCGGCGGCTGATAAGTTATGACTATGTGTATGCGCCGCTCCAGTATGCGTGTGTGCCGCAGACGAGTGAACGTGTCCACCATGAGATGAAGTTGTTTCACCTGCTGTCATTGCCCAATCACCACCTGTACCGCCACCAGTACCTGATACAACTCTTAGTACCTTATCATTTTGTGATGTAACTTGTGTCCACCCTGCTGGTGCTGATGCTTGAAAGAAAGCCATAACCGAACCATTTGGAATGTAATCTTCACCTTCAGGTACTTCTGCCCAAGTTAATCCACCTGTGTTACCTGATTGTTTTTGTAAGAAATATCCGTTAGTACCTGCATTAGAAATTACTAAGTTATCTTCATCTACAGATTCACTAGACATATGTGCTAAATCAATACTTCCATCCACATATTGGTCTGAGTCAATTGAGTTAACTGCCATACGAGCATTTGTCACAAAATCGTCTGCTGTAATAGCGTTTAGCTGTGTTTGTATTGCACTTGTAACACCATCTACATAGTTTAATTCAGTAGCATCAGTTGTAATCGCTGTGCCACCTATTTTCCATTGACCTGCTGTCAAATTAGGTTTTACTGCTGTAGTGCCATCCAATAAATTGTCTATTGAATCTAAGTTTGTGTTAAGTTTTGTACCCCAAGTATCCGCAGAAGCACCAACCTCTGGCTTTACAAGGGAGAAAGTAGTAGTTGTTGTATCTGCCATGCGTTTACTCCATTAATTTAAAAAGTACCTTGCCATACTCGGAATTTGTCAAACTCTCCACTTAGGATGTTTTTCCTGACAACTTCTTTACGAGCTTCAATATCGTTCCATTGTACACCTGCATCTTTGCACCATTGAGCCATAATGTGTAAAGGTATAGAGCCTACTAAACGATTTTCTCCAGTCATACCAACTTTTGCCTTACGTAAATCTTCTGCTCTGTCTAGGCTAGGTTGTGCATCAAATGTACGTGCAATCTCAATTTTATCGTCTTTTCGATTGTATCGTACTTGTTCTTTTATTTTCATATTTTCCTTTATAAAGTGTGGGGAGATTAAGGAGGACTCCCCACACCTATAGTTTACCTCAGATTATGAAGTTGTACAATCAGCAACTAGTCCTGATGCCGCTTCATTTTTAGAGATTAACGTTAGCTCTGTAAGCACTTGACGCTTAGTTGAGTCACCAGTCTTAGCTAACTCAGTATTCTTAGTAGGTCTAAGAACACCTGCCGCCCACATATCTGAATCCATAATCCAAACATCTCTTCCTCTGTTTTCTCTGCTTGGTGTAAATTCAACAGTTCCCCATGGAGTCACGTAGATGTCTACAGCTTTAACAACAGTCTTGCTAGTCGCTTCAATGTGAGAGCGTTGGTTGTTATAACCTGTAAATTCTAGTGCCTTGTTCATTTGGAACGCACTTAGGTAAACC